GGCGCTGTCCGCACTGCCGTTGCTGGTGCTTTCCGTAACGTGGCCTGATACGCTTACGTTCATGCCTTCATGCGGGGGTCCATAGTGGCCCCCTTTTTTCTTGCCCGATAATAATGACTACCCAACTACAAGCTGTTAATCAGATGCTGAGTGGCATCGGGCAAGCCCCGGTGGTGAGCCTTGATGTTGCCAACCCCGAAATCGCTATCGCTATTGATGTTCTTGAACAAGTCGATAGGGAAGTTCAAGGTGAAGGATGGCACTTCAACACCGAAGTTGCCTACCCATTCACACCTGATAACTCTGGATTTATCTACGTCGCCTCTGACGTTCTCCAGCTTTCGGATAATAAGTTTGCTAACACCCAAAAATACCAGACCGTATTACGCAACGGCAAGCTGTACGACAAGATCAACCACACCTATAACTTTACGCCTGGTAAGGTGGTAAAGTGTGATGTCGTTTGGAAATTTGATTTTGAGGACTTGCCTCACGTCTTCCAAGACTACATCACTCAAAGGGCTGCTCGGGTTTTCTCTGGTCGTGTTTTGGGTTCCCAAGAAATGGTAACCTTTAACGCTCAAGACGAAGCTCTTTTGCGTGCGAATTGCATTGCTTATGATACCAGCAGTTCCGATGTAAATATCTTTGGTCAAGAAACAGGTCAAAATCTTTACATTAGTTATACTCCATTCCGTGCTATTGCTCGATAATTATGGCCGCCATCTCACAAAAAATCATTGGTCTGATTGGCGGCGTATCGCAGCAGCCGGACTCCTTGATGATTCCCGGTCAGCTACGGGAATGTGACAATTATTATCCAGACCCATCGTTTGGTTTGGTCAAACGTCCTGGCACTAAATTTGTACGTCGAATCGACAACTCTCTAAATGAAGGTAGTTGGTTCTTTATTTGCAAAGGTCTTGACGAAAAACTACTCTTACAGATTGGGTATGATGGTACGCCAAGACTGTGGGACGCGCAAAGCGGAGACGAGCAGACAATCAATTCAGTTGCTGCTTCTGCGTTAACTTATGCTTCACACGTTAATAGGTCGGACCTTGAGGTTCTACAGATTAACGATTATGTCTTTATTCTAAATCGTTCTGTTTTTGTGCAAGACGATGGTGTGTCATCGCCTGCGGAAGTTCCGTTTGGTTATGTCACACTTGAAACAATTGCATATGACACCAGCTATAAGATTACGATTGATGGTAATGTGTTTACTTATAACACACCTACATCGTCAGGTTCTGCTCTAAACGCAAACACCATCATCACCAATCTTGTCAATGCTGTCAACGGTAACGCTAACTATGTAGCTACTGGCGTTGCTAACTACATTCATATTCGTAGAGCCGACAATGCTGACTTTAGCCTTGAGGCTACGGGTAGCTTGTCAGGCACTGGTTTGCGTGCATACAAGGGCACTGTAACTGGTGTCGAAGATCTACCTGCTCAGTTCTTGGACGGGCAAGTCATTTCAGTTACCGGCTCCGACTCCACCTCTGCTGATAACTATTACCTTGAGTTTGAAACCAGTGATGGTAGCTCGCAAGGTGCCGGTGTGTGGGTGGAAACTATTGGACCTGGCGTGTCTCTTGGTATTGATCCTACTACGATGCCTCACGCACTGATTCGTGAAGCAGATGGAACTTACTCGTTCCGTGAGCTTAGCGAAACAGCTGCCAATGCCTTTACAACTTCTACTACTGTTAACGGTATTGTTGATGGTATTTCAGTTACTAGCAACGGTAATGCTCGTTGGAATGTAGGCACATCCTTCCCTGTTTATGGCGGGACTGGAGAACGCTTGCGTCTGCGTGTCAGCTCCATCAACGCACAACGCCAAATCACTGGTGTAACTATTGTACGAGCTGGACAAGATTATACTGTTAACGACGTAGTCACCAACAACGAAGGCGACACGTTTACTATTACTTCTGTTACTTCAGGTACTATTTCTGGTAGTACTTGGGCTACCCAATATTGGGCACCACGTTCTGTTGGTGATGAAGAATCAGCCCTAAGCCCTAGCTTTGTTGGCGAACGTATTACCGGCATTTCTTTCTTTAAGAACCGTCTGGTGTTAATGAGTCAAGAAAACATTGTCTGCTCACAGGCAGGTGACTTCTTGAACTTCTATCCAGCTACTGTTATTACAACTATTAACAGTGACCCTATTGACATCTCAGCAGGTGCGACAACTCGAATGGAGTTCCGCTATGCTTTGCAGCGGTCAAACGGTTTGCTGTTGTTTGCTGATAACTCGCAGTATATTCTTCAAACTAGAACTGAAGCATTTGCACCAAACACTGCTGAGCTTAACTTGATCTCAAGTTATAGCCACACAGTAGAAGTGCCTCCTATTGACCTTGGTAGTACCGTTGTTATTACTGAAGAAAATGATTCTTCGGTGTCGGTTAACGAACTTACTATTCGTATCGAAGAGCAGCCACTCAAGAAAGAACTAAGCAAACTAATTCCGTCTTACATACCTAATGGTATTGAGGTGGTTGTCAATAGTCTTAGTGCTTCTGTGTTTGGATTTAAATCAATCCAAGAACCTGACACTCTGTATTTCTTCCGCTATTACACTCAAGACGATGAACGCCTGTTGGCGTCTTGGTTTAAGTGGACTTTTCCCTCAGAAGTCTTACTGCTAGAGCTTCATGAAGATGAAGTGTTCATGGTGCTGGAGGGTGATGATAAACCCATCTTGTGCCGTATGGAACTTTTGACTGAAAGTCCTGGTGGCGCCATCTTCTTTGAGGACAAATACGTTGACCTTCGTCTTGATTGTTACGATTATTATCCAACAGTCGAGTATGATAGCGTAGAAAATGAAACTAAAATTTACTTCCGAGAAGGAAATAACATCGCAGATGCAACTCCTTGTTTGGTGACACTAGACAGCGACGATAACTCGTATGTCACTTATCCAACCATGGTTGAAGACTTGAGCGCTCCAGCCGGTGAGCAGTATTATGTCACGGTGGACGGTGATCAGTCTGATTCTCAATTTGCTTTGGGTTACCAGTTTACATCCGAAGCACGTCTGCCTGGTTTCTATTACAAGAAAGATAAACAAGCAGACACTTTGAACGTACCGACTGTGCATCGTGTTCGTGTGTATAGTCATGAGTCTGGTCCTTTCCAATCCATATTGGAAGTTCCTGGACGAAATACGTTTACCTTAACCCTTCCACAACTTACCGCAAACAGTTCTGTGGCTAACGCTGCTCCTATGATTAGGACCAGTGAAAACATCATTCCCATCATGGCGAATGGTCGTGACACAGATCTTAAACTTGTTTGTGATTCCCCCTTCCCCCTAGCCTTTGTTAACCTAGTATGGGAAGGAACCTACAATTCCAAAGGAATCAAACCCGTATGATCCACGAAATCCGCCCAGCTACAATTGAAGACACTCTTTATTTGGCTGCCAACCTCCAGGCGGATGATCTTAACGAAATCCTCGGGTGGGGCCACAATCCTTTAACGGTTCTACCCGAGTCATTTTCACAGCTTGATGATCCAATTTCATTTTTCATCAAAGACAAGCTGTGTGGAATGGCGGGGGTATCCAGAACAGATGCCCACTGCGGAGCGATCTGGATGTTAACAACAGATCATGTCCGCCCGTATCCAAAACTCTTTTTTAAGGAGGCTAAGAAATGGGTCGATCAACAGACCTCCTATGCAATGCTGCACAACATTGCTGATCCACGCAACCGAATGCACATGAAACTTCTTCATATGCTTGGTTTTAAAAAACTAAGTTATGTGCCAGTCGGTCCACTAAACCTAACGTATGTAGAATTTGCTAAATTAACAAATCATGTGTGATCCAGTAATTGCGCCAATTGCAGTTGGTGTTGCTACTGCTGGTCTTGGTGCAATGCAATCTATTGCTGGCTATCAGCAAAAGCAGGCAGAGTATCAATACCAAGTACAGGCAGCACAATACAAAAATCAAGTAGCTCAAGCCAATGCTGTCGCAAATTATAACCGGCAGATGGCTGCATACCATGAGTCACAAAAGTCTTATGAAGCACAGATTGCTGCCAACGAAGCCGCAGCTAACCGTGCGTATGTCTATGAACAGCTGAAACTCCAACGTGACATTAAACAGGCTTCTGTAGATGCTCAAGACCGCATGGTTAAGAAGCTAGAAGCACAGGGTGATATTTGGTCGATGGGTCGCACTGGTAACTCTTGGAAGGTGCTTGCAAGCGCTGCTGAGCGTGAGTACGGTAGGGACTTGGCTCGTCTTGGCAATAACCTTGGTTACCGCGAGACTGAGTACCGACTTGAAACCGAACGCCTTATGCTGGAACAGCAGACGGCAAACAACCAAGCAGCAGCACGGCGTATGGTCAAACCGATCATGGGCTATGTTGAAGAGGCTTATGTTGGTCCCGCACCTAGCTCTACCGAAATGGTCCTTGGTATTGGTCAATCTATCTTGAGTGGTGTTAGTGCTGGTATGGCACTGGCAGCTCCGGCAGGTGCCGCAGGCGGTCCAGATGTGGCAGGCAACCTAGCTAAGAATCCATTAGGTGGAGGAACGATTAGTCCTGGTGGAGCTGGCGGCTCTATTGCTGGCTTACCCAGCTATGGTAAAGCAGGTCTTGGGTCTGGAACTA